GCCTCTCAGGGGCATTGTCACTGCCCTGACCGGTACAGGCTGGGCTGAACAATCAAGCACTTACATTGCAGCTTAATTATTTCTGCACGATCCCGGACGGGGGTAGAGGGGGCTGAGGAATTGAAGTTATTGTATACACCCTCGCACACAATTTTGCAGAAAATGGGAGCTTGACATGAAGTGGGTAGCTTTTCATAACGGGTCTCTGATACCAGACGACATTCTACGGTTGATACTGGATCAGGCCAGTCGAGGGCTTGTGAGTGGTCCTGCTCGTGATCTGTTGCTTGTGCCTGACACGCGAAAAGGCAGACCAGATGCGTATGGTTTGCGGAAAATGGGTCGTGTGAGGAGGAAGGAATGTATGAAATTATGGGAATATTCCAAGAAATTCCAAAAAAAACCGACCGAACCCCAAAAAAGGCAAAAAAGAGGGTTGTAAGTGATTGATTTTAATGGCGTAAAAAAAGAGAAAGTGTCGACCCTATACCTAGGTATGGGTTTGTATGTCGGTTCTAATGAAATCAATAGGTTACACCAGCATGGCAAAAGATAGTATTGTCTGGCAACCACAACCCGGCCCACAGTCGGCATTGGTGGAGTGTACCGTTCCTGAAATAATGTACGGGGGCGCTCGTGGTGGCGGAAAGTCTGATGGAATGATCGGCAAGAACGCGATCAAGGCAGACAGGTATCCAGGCGGCATCCAGAAGGGTTGTTTCTTCCGTAAGGAGCTACCCCAGCTTGAGGCGGCGATAGAAAGAACAAAACAAATTTATTACCCACTTGGCTGGAAATGGCAAGACCAGAAAAAGACGTTTACCGCGCCAAATGGTTCGACACTAAAATTCAGGTCACTGGAACGTGACAGCGATGCCGAAAAATACCAGGGACAGGATTTCACAGACCTTTACTTTGAGGAACTGACCAACTGGGCAATGCCAACGCCAATAGACCGGCTCAGGGCTACGCTACGGTCTGCTGCTGGCGTACCGTGTCAGATGCACGCCACGTGTAACCCCGGCGGCCCAGGACATAACTGGGTACGTGCAAAATATATATCACCCGCGCCACAGGGCTATAAGATAATACGTGACGACCACGGTAACGAACGTGTGTTTATACCCGCCAAGGTAAGTGATAACAAGATACTGACCGATGCAGACCCAGGTTACATAGCACGGCTCAAGCAGTCTGGCTCAGAGGCGCTGGTAGCCGCGTGGTTGGACGGTAACTGGGACATCGTAGAGGGTGCTTACTTCGACTGCTGGAATCCGTCAATGGTTGTCCAGCCGTTCGAGATACCCGAAGAATGGACTAAGTTTGTCAGCTTTGACTGGGGTTCAGCCGCACCGTTTAGTGTGGGGTTTTGGGCAGTAATCCAGGACGACACAACCATGATTAACGGCACCAGTCTTTCTGGTCAGTCAGTCGTGGGCAGGAGGGGCGCGTTGGTGCGGTACCGTGAGTGGTATGGCTCCAAGTCGCCAAATGTAGGGTTAAAACTGACCGCTGAAGAGGTTTCGGCTGGTATACGTCAGATGACCAAAGAAAAAATAAATTACTGGGTGGCAGACCCGTCTATATTCTCACAGGACGGCGGGCCATCTATTGCTGAACGTATGACACAACCGTGGCAGCCTGCCGACAACAAGAGAACAGCTCGAATGGGTCAGGTAGGCGGCTGGGATCAGATGCGATCCAGGATGGTACACGACATGTTGTTCTGTTTTACCACGTGTACGGACTCCATACGAACAATACCCACGCTACAGCACGACAAAAATAAACCGGAAGATTTAGATACCGCTGCAGAGGATCACGCTGCTGATGAATGGCGTTATGCCTGCATGAGCCGCCCCTTTGCCGCCCCTGTACCTGTAATCGTACCTGTACGGGACAGGTGGGATAGCGTATTTAAAAATTCTGACCACGAAACATGGAAAACGGCTTAATGGCTAAACACGACGTAAAAATATCGACACTTATAAGCTATTTCGACGATGCAGAGGATGCAACCGTTGATGCGCGTGGTGTATCGGAGCGGTGCCGCGACTACTATGACGGAAAGCAACTGACCTCCGAGGAAATAAATACCCTAAAAAAACGCAAACAGCCTGTTATAGTGTTCAACATGGTACAACCCAAGGTGGACTTCCTGCTGGGCTATGAGAAGCAGTCACGCACCGACCCCAAGGCGTATCCCCGCACACCTGACCATGACGATGCGGCTGCTGCTGCAACGGACGGTATAAGGTATGCGCTGGACGTTAACGACTTTGATCATGTTGCGTCATCTGTTTTCGAGAATATGGTTATCGAGGGTACGGGTGGTGTTGCTGTTGAGGTGGAGAACGGCAAAAAGGGAATTGATATAAAAATAAAAAATCTGGAATGGAACCGGATTTTCGTTGACCCTTACTCGATGGATAAGCAGTGTCGTGATGCGCGTTACATAGGTTACGTGTCGTGGAAGGACGCTGACGTGGTGTATGCACGCTGGCCGGACTCGAAGGACGCGTTATCCCACGAGATGGCACAGTACTCCGACTCGTTCTCAGAGGGTGACACCAAGGACGATAAGCCCACGCGATGGATGTCGCCTAAAAGGAAGCGCATCATGTGCGTGGACATCTGCTTTATGCACGCCGGTCAGTGGTGGTGTTGCATATACGCAAAGGGTGCATTTCTGGTTAAGCCGAAACCGAGTGTTTACCTTGATGCTGACGGCGTGCCCCAAAACAAGTTCCTGGTAGCTTCTGCATACGTGGATCGTGATGGTAATCGTTACGGCCCGACCAAGAATGATCTGGACAGGCAGGATGAGGTAAATAAGAGGCGATCGAAAGCGACCCACATTATAAATACCCGCCAAACCTTCTCTAAGACGGGTCAGATCGACGATATAGATAAATTCAAGTCCGAGGCAAATAAGCCCGACGGTCACCTGAGCTTCCCAGGATCCGGCACATGGATGAAGGACTTTGGTATCATCCCGAACGAATCACTTGCAGGCCCGCAGTTTGAAATGTACCTTGAAGCCAAGGCATCTATGGACATGGGCGCTGCCTCTGCAGCACTACTGCAGGGTACGGGCGAGGGCATGTCAGGCCGTGCCATCCGCTCTTTACAGCAGGGTGTAATGGTTGAACTAACACCCTTGTACGACATACTGGCGCACTTTAAGATGCGCGTATACCGTGCAACGTGGGATCGTATCAAGCAGTTCTGGAAGGAAGAGAAGTGGATACGTGTAACCGACGACGAAGAAACATTAAAGTGGGTGGGTCTTAATGAAAAAATGACCGTGGCCGAGAAGATGGCTGTGGAACAGTCCGGACTCGACCTGCAGACGGTACGACAGCAGCACGGGCAGGAATTACAACAACTGTACGCGCAGAACCCACAGATGGCTCAGGAGTACATCGGCAACGAGGTTGCAGAGATGGACGTTGACATCATCCTTGAGGACGTGCCAGACGTTATAAACCTGCAATCCGAGCAGTTTGAGATCATCTCACAGATGTACATGTCAAACCCGTTCTCAGCAGAGAACCCAGACGGCATGAAGTGGGAACACGTCATCGAGATGTCCACCTTGCGTAACAAGAAGAAGTACCTTGGTAAAGACCCGACCCCTGAGGAGCAGCAGCAAGCGCAGCAGGCCCAGCAGGAGGCGCAGGAACGTAAACAGGTTGAACAGTTCTTTATGCAACTTGACGCACAGGCCAAGCAAGGTCAGATGCAACTTGACCAGGTAACCGCGCAGGAGAAGCTATCCAAGGCGCAGGCATCCGATGCCAAGACGTTCCAGACCAAGGTAGAAACCGCAATACTCATGCGTAACCCCGACCCCAACCCACAGACGATAACATAATGGAAAGTAAACATAACCCCTTACGCAGCCTATTACGAACAAAGTCACAGCCAAAGAAAAAGGTTCCCACGCTGAAGGAGGACTGGAAGCGTATTAAGAACTCAGACAAGCCAAAGCCAGTCATGGCTAAGCCAAAGACGGATAAACCGTACTGATGGGGATGAAGGCAACAGACCACTGGAACACACTCAGTGGCCCCGCGAAGATGGCAACGTCTATGGTCGCGGTGTTGGGTCTGGGCAACTACGGCGGTGACATCTGGGACTACTTTGTAACCCAACCAGAATTAGATTTGGTTGAGTCCGAGGCACGCGATGAGCGCAACGTCATCATGCAGACCATGCTTGCCGCAAGGGAGCAGAACGAACAGGGCGCGAGGACAGACCAGATACAACGCGCAAACCGCGAGATCAGCAGGCTGAACAGGGAGATAATCCTCAACAAAGACCTAACCGGCGAGGAGAAGGAACTCCTCAGGCTGGATATAGAGATGTACGAAAGCCTTGTTGACTGTGTCAGGGCGCGGTATTCGGACTGCGAGTAGGTTCCTCGATCCAATAGGTGATGTGCAGTTCGTCCTTCTTGTGGTTGAACCACGTACCGATGATGGTTGAACCCTTTGGTACATGTCCCAGCGTCATTGTTCCAACATCCTTGAGTTTGGAGTAATCGGGTACTGTTATAACCCTTAGGTGCTTTTTAACTGTAGGTCTAAAAGACATGAAAAAACCTCGTTTTGATAAAGTATTGGCAGCGATCATATACGGATATATTGCGCTGATCCTTGGATACACAGTATACCGCATTATACCATGAAAACACAAAACACAAGCAACAGCAGCGGAACGTGTCGCAGCGGCTGATAAAGCTGTTAGTGCGATATTGGAAAAGTATAACGTTGAGTGGGCTGCTGAAACCGACTGTGGCTGTGACGCGATGGTCGATATATGGCTGCAGCACAGGACACCAAAGCTTAAGGCTGTTAACTAAATATAACTTGAATTTTCTAAGTGATCTTGGCACAAGGCCAGATGGTCACTCGTTAGACCGTATTGATAATGACGGGAATTACACGCCTTCTAATTGCCGATGGGCTACGCCTATCACCCAAGCAAATAATAAGGACTAATCCCACGGAGCCGCCATCCTATCCTAAAAGGGCGTTCAGTGCCGCCGACTGTTTTAAAAGAAAGCCAGTTTAAAAATCTGGCTTTTTTACGTTTTCGGGCGAGTTAGGAGAAAGTAGACATGAGTGATGATTTAGCAAGTGAATTGATGGGAACTGAGGTAGAAACACCGGCAGAACCAGACCCTACCCCTGAGGTAGAAGTGG